AAAGACAACCAAGTTATTGATACTTTTAAAATCCATAGTGGACTTTCAGCAAAAGACGAATTAGATAATATTGCCTTCATAGTTTTAGCAAGCTACCCTTCATTGTCAAATACCACAGGATTTTCTTTTAAGAGCTAAAGTTAAATTGTCGGCATCCACACCGACCTCCTCCCATCATCGGCTCTTCTTTGGAAGAGCTGTATCTAAAATGAAAATCTGGTAAAATATTATTATGACTGTTCAATGGGACCCAGAAAACGAAACTTACTCTGAATTTAAAAAACGTAGAAGTGCTAGCTTTGGCATATCTGGCATGGGTCAAAAGAAAAGAGAAGGCACTGGTAAAATAAATAAATCTGATTTACGAGCTTCTGCATTAAAACGTGCTAAAAATAAATGTGAGTGGGCTGGTTGTGATGAAAGACAATGGTTAGAGATGGCTCACATAAAAGCAATAGGTATGGGAGGAAGAGATAGAAATATATCCAATGACCCAGAAAATGTTGCTATACTTTGTAAGTATCATCACGATATTTTTGATGGAAGACAACAGGTTGGTGCTCAAAAAGAGTATCAAGCTTTATTAAGAGGATTTTTAAATAGATATGCCTAGATATGATTACCAATGTATTTTACATAAATGTAATTTTGAATTTGAAGTAACACATAAAATAACAGAAGACCCTTTAATTAAGTGTCCAAAGTGTAAATCTGATTCTAAAAGATTAGTTTCAAAGAATGTCATGTTTGAGACACCTGTTGATGTAGAATGGGAAAAAGACCCAAGTAATTTAAGTGCTAAGTCTTATAAGCAATTTAACGAAATGAAAAAAAAGAAGTTTAGATGGTAAGACCAAAAAATATAAATCAAACAAGAAAAGAAGCTTTAATTAGAGCTAGATACAAATGTGAGTGGACTGGATGTAAAGAAGCTCAGTTTCTAAAACTTACAATGATTGAAAAAATAGGAACAATGGGTAGAGATAGCACTAGAGCTTATGATTCTGACAATGTAGCTATGTTCTGCAAGTGGCATTCAGATATATATACTGGTAAACAACAAGTTGCCTCTAGAAGAGAATATATAAAATTAGTACAAGAATATTTAGAACTTAAACGAAATAAAAAGTAATGCCAGTTTATGTTCCTGAATTACCTGGACTTCATGAAAATCAAAAAGAAGTTGCTAAATCAAATAGCAGATGGAAAATTCTTTGTGCTGGTCGTAGGTTTGGTAAAACTCGTCTTGGTATACACATGTGTATGGAAGTTGCTCTTAATGGTGGTAGAGCTTGGTGGGTTGCACCAACATTTGCTATAGCTAGAGTTGGTTGGAGAGCACTAGAAAACGCAGCTTATTCTTTTCCACCAGAAATACAACCTAAAGTTTCTTTAGCCAACATGGAAGTTATTTTTCCTAATGGTGGCTCTATATCTTGTAAATCTGCTGATAATCCACAAAGGTTACGTGGTGAAGGTTTGGATTTCTTAGTAATGGACGAGGCAGCATTTATTAAACCTGATGTTTGGCAAGAAGTATTACGTCCTACTCTTACAGAAAGAAAAGGTTCTGCATTATTTATTAGTACACCTATGGGTATGGATAATTGGTTTTTTGATTTATGGGAAGTAGCAGAAAACTCACCTAATTGGGAAAGGTTTAGATATTCTACTTACGACAACCCAATGATTGATGACGATGAAATAGATTCTGCAAAAGATGAAGTAGGCTCTATTGTTTTTGCTCAAGAGTATTTAGCTGAATTTGTTGACGCAGGTCAAGGAATGCTTAAACCAGAGTGGATGTCTTACTTTGATATAAAAGATAGACTATACATTGGTGGTGGTTCTCAATGGAATCCAGCTGAAATGTTACATTTTGGTACAGCTGACTTAGCTGTTACTACAAAAACAGACTCAGATTATACAGTTATTCTTTCATGTGCTATCTCACCAGATATGAAAATATTTGTAGAAGACATGGTAAGGGTAAAAATAGAAGGTCCTGATATAGTTCCTACTCTTCAACAGTTGTATAATAAGTACAAATGGGCATACGTTTGTATAGAAAAACAAGGATTTTCTAAAAACTTTATTCAAATGGCTCAAAGAGTTGGTATGAGAGTTAGAGAGATGGACGCTAGTAAAGATAAAATAACACAGGCTTTACCTTTATCGGCTAGGATGGAGTCAGGCGATGTATTGTTTCGTCGTAATGCATCGTGGTTAGAAGAGTTAGAGCGAGAACTGATGACATTTCCAGTTGGTCGACATGATGATATTGTCGATGCACTGACACTCGGGGTCCAAGCATTAGTTCAGAGGAGAAGCTGGCAAGCATTTTAATATGGCAGAAGATAAAAGTTTTATAGCAAGAATATCAGATTACTTAAATAAACCGAGTGAAGCTGGACTAAGAAAAATGGCAAGCTACAATCAAAGCTTGTCTTCTAGTCGTGATACGTCTATTTATGGCTACAATTCAACAGCAGGTTTTTGGGAAACAGAACAATTAAAAGAAATAGGAGACGGTACTGCAAACTCCGCAGTAGTAGCTTGTTTAAATGTATTAGCTACATCTTTCGCAGAACCACAACTTCAAGTAGTAAAAAGAGACCAAGTTTTTGGTGACAGAGAAGTCGATTATAAACATCCAGTTACAGAACTTTATAGAAGACCTAATGAGTTTATGTCTTCAAGTCTTTTATCACACTATATTGTAATTTCTTTAAATGCACATGGTGATGCATTTATTTATAAGAATAGAAACGCACAAGGTAAAGTTGTTCAATTAGTACCTTTAATGCCTAACTTGGTAAGTGTTAGAGGTAACACTAATAAACTTATTACACATTATGAATATTATGCACATTCTAAAAATGAACTTGCAGGTGAACCTGTAAAGTTAAAAGTAGAAGATGTAATTCATATACGTCAAGGTATTGACCCAAATGACCATAGAAGAGGTCATGCACCGCTTAAATCTATATTAAGAGAATTAGTTGGAGATGAAGCAGCAGGTCAATATTCTTCTGCATTGTTAACAAACTTAGCAGTACCAGGAGTTGTACTGTCACCAAGAAATGATGCTATGGGTGGACCTACTAGAGAAGAAGCTGAAGCTATAGCATCTTCTTACAAACAAAAATTTGGTGGTGCTAATAGAGGTCAACCAATGGTTCTTTCTGGTGCTATGTCTGTAGAAGTTGTTTCTTTTTCACCTGACCAAATGAAATTACAAGAATTAAGAAGATTGCCTGAAGAAAGAGTTTCTGCTGTTTTAGGTGTACCAGCAATTCTTGCTGGACTTGGAGCTGGTTTGGACGCAGCAACATACAACAATACTGCTGAACTAAGAGAATTTTTTACTGAGCAGAAATTAGTTCCATTGTGGAAAACAGTTTCTAATGAACTAACACATCAATTACTTATACCAGATTTTGGCGATAGTCAAATGATGTGTGATTATGATATTCAAAATGTAAGAGCTTTACAAACAGATATGGATGAACTTTATAAAAGAGTGAACATGGGTGTATCTGGTGGTTGGATAACTATTGGTGAAGCTAGAAAAGTAGTTGGTCTTGATGTTGATGAAAAACATAACGTATATTTAAGACCAATGAATATGTTACAAGTTGATGCAGATGGTCAATCAACAGTACCTCAAGCACAAACTGAAGAACAACAAGATACACAAAACAATGATACTCAATCAGAACAACTTAGAGCTGCTAGTTCAGATGAAGCTAGTTATGAAGCAAAACTTTTAAGAAAATTATATGACCAAAAAATGGATAGTGTTGATGCCGCACCTGAGACTACTAGACAAGCAGTTGCTCCTAGACCATCAAGGAATATGTGGATGTTTACAACTAGAGAAGCTGCTGAAGAAAGAGCTAGACAAATAGGTTGTTCTGGTTTTCATACTCATAAAATTGAAGACATGACATACTATATGCCTTGTGCAAGTCACGAAGCATTTGAAAGAAGCAAAAAATCTTTTATTGATGGTATAGTTGAGGAGTTGAAAGTATCAACAGAAGAAGCCGAAGTAGTTATGGAACAAGTTTTTGAGATGGAACCTGAGAATATAAAAAAAGAAAAACCTAAGAAAGATAGAACAAATTTTCCAAGCCCTGGTGATGACATGGCTGTAAGTATTTCTAATTCTAAATATAAAATGTTTCCTTATGGTTATGCAAAAAACCTAAAAGAGAATTACCCAGAAATTTGGAGACGAGGTGGAAATGGTGGTAACCCTCCTACTTCGTTTACAGGTAATGATGCTTTTGCTAGGTGGACTAAATATCAATCTGGTGATAGAAGTGAATCAGTTCTTAGCTGGGTACGTAGAAGAGAGCGCTTTATGGGAAGACATCAAAACAATAACAGATTAGCTGGTGTTGTTGCTGCTATTAAGTGGGGTGGTGTTTTAAACATGGGTGTTCCTGCTATGAAAAAAGTTATATCTGACCAAATGAAAGTAGTTAGAAGTAGGCGTAAAGCTGCTTATGAGTTAGCCAGTAAAATGGCTGATGAAAATGCTGCTAAAGCTGTTTCAGATAGAATTCGCAAAACTCTTACTAATAAAGTAAAAGAACACAATGCGAAAAATCCTAAGTACAGAACTAATTTAAGAACATTAGTATCTGTATTTAACAGAGGTGTTGGTGCTTATCGTACAAACCCATCATCAGTTCGTGGTAATGTAACTGGAGCTGACCAGTGGGGAGTAGCCAGAGTTAACGGGTTCCTTCATGCTTTGAGAACTGGTAGATTTAAAAGAAAACCTTACGACCAAGATTTACTACCTTCTTCCCACCCACTCTCATCTAAAAAAAGTGGGGAAAAGGCAGCAAGTGTTAGAGTTGGACAATCTGTCAGTTGGTCAATCAATAAGGACCCCGACCCACCTTCAACTGTTCATGGTGTAGTAACTAGTGTTAGTGGCGATGAAGCTACTATGCAAGTATGGGCAATAATGGAAGATGGTAAACATAAAAAGACTGATAGAAAAGTTACCATGCCAGTCTCCAAATTAACTGTCATTAAAGACATCACAAAATAATACCACGCATTTTCAAGACATTTGTTAAAGTCTAATATATATGCACCTTATTAAATTTGTTAACAATTTATAGGAGATGCACTCGTGAGTGAAATTAAAAATATCGACTTAGAATTTAAAGCAGACAACGAAGGAAAAGTTTCTGCTGTTTTCTCGGTTTTCAATACTTTAGATAGCGACGGTGATGTAGTAATTCCTGACGCTATCAAATCAGGATTCAAATCAGGTTCAGTTCCAATGGTATGGGCTCATAAATGGGATATGCCAATTGGTAAAGGTGAAATAAAACAAGATGGCGATAAAGCTACTTTTGAAGGTTCATTTTTTATGGATACTGAATCAGGTAAAGAAGCATACAACTTAGTTAAAGCTATGGGTGACTTACAACAATGGTCATTTGGATATAGAGTTAACGATAGTGAAAGAGGTAAATTTAAGAGCGGTGATAAGGATGTTGACGCAAGATACTTAAAAGACTTATCAGTCTACGAGGTATCTCCTGTATTAGTAGGTGCTAACCAAGACACATACACAATGGCTATTAAATCTAATAAAGAGTTATTAGAAGAAATGGCTGGTGAAAAAGGTGTTCTTGGTCATTCTACATTTTTTGAAAACGAAGAACCAGAGGAAGAAGTTGAAGAAGAGAAATCAGGTTGCGATTGCAACTGTTCAACTCCTGTGGTAGAAGAGTCAGACGAAAAAGGTTATGGACATTGTGACTATAACAAAACTGGTAAATGTGCCAAAGATATGAAAAAGTCTGATGATATAGAGAATTCAGAAGAAGTTTCTAAAACTTTTTCGGAAGAAGTCAAAGATGTGCTTGCTGCATTGAACGGCTTGATGACACGTGCTAACGCCATTGCGATGTTACGTGCAAAAGATGGAAGGAAAATAGGAGTCAAGGCTACTGAAGCATTAAGGGCAGTTCAGGAAGACTTACAAGATGCTTGGACCGAATTGGACCAATTTATTGAAGAAGTCGGAACCGAAGGTGCTTTAGAGTTAGAAGACGACTTAGACGAAGAACAAACTGAAGCTGCTGAAGCTGTTGTTGAAGAACCAACAGACTCAGTAGATACTGACGTAGCTATCGAACCAGAGGAAGACACAGAGGACCCTGAAGAATCTGAGGTAGAAGTTGAAGAAGTTCCAGTAGATAACACTGAATCAGTCGAAGAAGAAGACCTTGACGACGAAGTGTGGGCAGAGTCTCAAAGACTATTAGCAGATGCTATGGTTGTTGAGGCTGACGACACTGAAGTATAAGTAATCTAATAGGAGATAATTTACAGTGAGTAAAGTAGAAGAGCTTAGAGAAAATATTGCTAAGTCTCGTGAAGAGCTTAAATCTGTATTTGATGCTCCAGCTGAAGATGGTAAGTACTCAGCAGACCAAAAAGAGAAAATCAAAGGTCTTAATGAGGAACTTGCTGGTTCATTAGATGAGCTTAAGATTGAAGAATCAAAAGCTGCTAATGAAAAAGCTATGGAAGTAAGCAACGAAGTTGCTAACGAACTTCCTGTTGCTGAAGAAGCTCCAGCTGGCATTAAAACAATAGGTGAGCAATTCACAGATACTGATGCTTATAAATCATACTTAAGCAATGGTGTTAAAGGCGTAGATTCTCAAGCAGAATTTAAAACAACATTAAATACCACAGGTTATCCACCAGAGTCATTAAGAGCACCTGGAATATTAGAGACAGCTTTAAGAGACCCAAATGCTGTAATTGGATTGTTTGACCAAATCACAACAAACCAAAATGCATATGTATATCTTGAAGAGACAACTTTCACAAACAATGCAGGTGAAATTGCAGAATCTGGAGACATCTCCAGTGCAAACGAATCAGCATTGGCATTCACAGAAAGAACAGAAAGCATTCGTAAGATTGCTACTTTCTTGCCTGTGACAGATGAATTGTTGGCTGACGTTTCTGGTATCCAAGGATATGTTAATTCACGTCTCACAACTATGATGAGATTAAGAATGGACAACCAATTACTAAACGGTGATGGTTCAGCTCCAAACTTGACTGGTGTATTAAACAAATCTGGTATTAACACATTTGACTATTCTTCATATTCTGGAGAATTGAACAGACTTGGACAAATTTATCAAGCAATAACAGAAATCAGAAAAGACGCTTTCGTCGAGCCTGATTCAGTTGTTATGCACCCAAGTGACTGGTATCAAATTGTTACTGCTGTAACTGACCAAGCAGGAGATGCAACCGCAGGTCTTGCTTCTAAGAATCCATTAATCGTAGCCGCAGGCGGCTTTGGTGGCGATGTAGCTGCTAGATTATGGGGTCTTAAAGTTGTCCCAAGCACAGCAATTGCTGAAGGTACCGCATTAGTCGGTAAATTCGGTGGTGGCGATGCTGCTCAAATGGTAATGAGA